TCTGCCCAAGTTTGACCTGAAGATGATCCGCTTGTGTTGATATTGCGAACTAAGCCAAAATAAGTGATTCGACCAAATCCATTTAGAGGAATATCCTCGGTTGCAACACCAATAATGCCATCATTGTCTGTTAGGTTTGCAGGAGAAGGAGCAAAGGTAATTACACCTGAAGCACCTACTGTGCCTGTTTTGCAAATTAATTGACCTTCAGTAATAGCAGCTGAAGCTTTGCCATAAATATAAATTTCTTCGCCAACTTGCTGAGTGATGTTACCGCCACCCATGCCCATATTCCATGAGCCTGTAGTGCCGTCATACCACATCCGACCAGCAGCTAAAGTTGTTCCTGAACCATTGCTCCAATCCATGTAAGGATTAGCTCCGCCTACTGTTGCTGCTGATAATGTAGGGGTTACTAAAGATGCGCTAGTTTGAAGCGCTACAACTGTTCCTGATCCTGTTGTTGAATAGCTTGTTCCCCATGCTGAACCAGTTGAATTTGGGATGCCAGCGCCAGGATAAACCATAGAGCTAGGAGGAGCTTGCCAAGATGCAGTAGTGCCATTTGAGGTCAAAATGTAGCTATTTGCACCAATAGCCAAGCGAGTTGCGCTATTTGCGCCATCGCCAATAATCAAATCGCCAGCAGTTGTAATAGGAGAAAGTGCATTAAAAGCAGCAGAAGCTGTTGTTTGACCTGTTCCGCCATTCAAAATAGGCAATGTTCCTGAAACCCCAGTAGATAAAGGCAATCCTGTGCAGTTTGTTAATGTTCCGCTTGCAGGAGTTCCTAAAATTGGAGTAATCAAGGTAGGGCTGTTAGCGAACACTAACGAGCCTGTTCCTGTTTCATCGCTTACAGCAGAAGCCAAATTAGCTGATGTTGGAGTTGCTAACCATGTAGCTACACCAGTTCCCAAGCCTGTAATTGATCCTACTGCTGGAGTAACAGTTGTATTTCCAGCTAATGTAAGCTGACCTTGAGCATTTACAGAGAATGTAGGAGTTTGAGTTGCTGAACCATAGGAAGCAGCCGTAACACCAGTATTGGTAATACTAAATTGGAAACCAGTTAAGGTTAAGCCTGTTCCTGCTGTATAAGTTGCGTTGTTTGAGAACTGAACAAAAGTAACAGGAGTTACTCCTAAAGTTCCTCCTCTTTGGTTTGTATCAACCCAAGAAGATCCTCCCCAAACATCGCCATCTTCAATAAATAAATAGGCTGAAACAATCTCATCCCAAGTATTTGCATCGGCAGATCTAGCCCATGCGCCTGAAGAAGCAACATAAATGCCATTATCAGCTTGAGTTGCTTGGTTTTTAACAAGAACTCGATTTCCAGCAACCAAAGTTACTCCATCAATGGTCAAAAGACCTGACAAAGTAGGAATATTGGCTGTTGAGGCTACAGTTGCAGGAGCTTTAAAGCTCAATCCTTGCGCTACTGAATCAACATAAGCCTTGTTTGCTATGTTTGTATCAATAGTAGGAGTTGTTGCAATCGTTCCTGTTGTTGTGGCTATATTGGTAAAAACCCCTGTAGAAGGGGTAGTTGCGCCAATAGTTGTGCTGTCAATGGTGCTGTTTGTAATATGCAGCCCTGATTGATCAGGGTTGATAGTTGCCGTAAACGGCTGACCCTGACCAATAAAGGTTACAAAATTGTTTTGAGCATCAAAATAAGCCTGAACAGGCAGTAGATTCTGAACTTCAGATTCTGCTGGATTAGCCATAAAGCATCCTTTTAAAGCGATTTATTAAGACTGATCGCTAAGTGGAGTTACATAAACAAGAGAAGGGCCTGATGCTGAACCAATAGCAGAAACTTGGAAAGTATTTGCTGGAACGGCTAAAACAATAGGAACAGTCATCAATGGAGGCAATACAAATGAGCCTGTTGCACCATCAGCGCCAATAGTAGCTGCTGTTGCAGTAACTCCAACTGGAGAAACTTCAACGGCTACAGTATTTGCACCAACATTTAAAAATGATGCGTAATTGCTTAGAACGCTACCACCTACAGCCGAAACAGTAACGGCTGCATGAGCTGTTGCTGCTACGGATAAAGTAGTGGTGCGCCCTGCTAAACGCAGAACAGTAGTATTAGACATAATTAGTCCTTAGATTGCAGCAAGTTGTTGCCACTTAGAGCCATCAGACATCCACAATTTGCCAGTTCCAGTAGCGTTAGAAGTAACGGCTAGGCTGTTAGCTGGAGCTGTAGTTGTGGTTACATTGTCTGTAATAGCAACATCAAGAGAAAGAATTTGAACTGAACCAGTTGAAAGAGTGATGCTGTCTAAGAGTGGATCTGCGTATGCTACACCAGTAGCTTTAGTATTTGAAGTCATGGTTGCTCCTTAAAAGAGTGGGGTTTGAGGCTAGTTAAGTTTAATCTCTTATTATCGGTTTCGCAAATAGTTTCCGAGGTGTCCTTGAAAACATTTTAAGCCAATATGTCCCATTTCAATCTCAGGATCAACCCATACTTGACCGCCTATATTTCTCCATCGAATACAGAAAGAATAATCCTCTCCCCATTTGTATTTCAATTCTTCATCATAAATATTGTCAAATAGTGGGTAAAACTGCTCTGTTTTACATTCATGGTGAAATCCTGTCCTAGGATAGGCTTCTATCATCTTTGCTATGCAGTTACGGCTGATCTTCATAAAGCCTGTAGGAACGCACTTTACTTCCAAAAGTCCTGTTTCAGGATCAGCCCATAACTCAGGCTTATCTAGATAGCGTAAGTTATATCGAATGGGTTCAGCTCTTGTAGGGTAGATTCCAGCGACTAAATCAACAGGATGATCTATTAGCTTGAGCAAAGCACCAGCTTGCCAGGCAACATCAGAATCAATAAAGATCAGCTCATCGCAATCAGAATGATAGAAATTAGTAGCAATTACCCCTCGGCAATCAGCAATTAAAGCGTTGCCAATGTCATCAACTAGGGTAAATTTATCGCCTCTTTTAATTAAAGCGATCAAATCGGTAAATAAGCAACGCATTGTCCCCATATGGACTGTGCCTGTATAGGCTGGCATTGCAATCATAATATGTTTCATTTTCTTTCCTTCACAAAGAAAAAGCCCTCCCTTTTTTAAGGGGAGAGCTAGTTTTACTACATTAGCTATTAAGCAGTAATACCGATGCCAGCAAGAGCAGCGATGATTGCATTAACGGCAGCTACTGTTTCAGCAGTAGTTGGAGTTGCAGCCAAAGTTGTAATTGCAGAAGCCTGAACTACTGGGGTTTCGCCATAAAAGCCGACTTTACCGCCAGCAATACCTAGAGCTACACCATCAGCAGCATTGCCGTTGAATAGATAGACTGGGGTTACTGTTGAAGCTGGGCCTGGATTAGACATAATATTTTCCTTTTAAATGGTTAAAAAGCAGGGGTTTACCCCCTGCGATTAGTGCTTACGATGCAATACGGCAAGCCAACTCAGGATAGAGTGGGGCCCAACCATAGAGAACATCCAAACGAGTAGGAATAGAGTCATTGTTAATTGTGTATTGACGAACTACACGCATAGACAGACCGATTTCCTTGTCGCTTGCACGACCAGCAAAATGAACACCTTCAGGCAACTCAAGATCGGCTACTGCGAGAGTAAACGCATTCTTGTGCATGAGGATGTTTTGTGGGCTTGTTACACCAGTTTTGTTGAAGAAAGCAACAGCTTGTGCGCCTGAAGATGTAACGCTGATGTTTTGGAACTGACCAGCAGAAATAGGAGCTGGAGAAACATTAACAGTCATTGTTGTATCAGTAGCAGAAACAGCAGTATTCACAACGAAATTGCGCAACTTGCCATAAGACTGACGATTTTGTGGGTTTACAGCATAAACACCAGCGATAGTGAATGTATCGCCTTGGTTCAAGCTAACAGCGCCAGTTGCAGTCAAAGTGATGTTTGCAGAAGAAGCCCAACCACTAGTCAAGAAACCAGTAGCTGTGGTTACATTGCAAGTAGCTGTGCCAGCAAAAGAGCCGTAAGTTTGGTTTACGATGTTCTGATCCATCTTCCAGTTCATACCAGCGGAATCACGACCCATCAAGCCCTTGCGATATTGTTGTCCAATTGCTTCTTGTGGAACAAACAAACCTTTGAGGCTATCAACGATAGTAGCGCTTGAGAATGGATCAATAATTACAGATCTACGACCATCACGAGGAGCGCCTTCAGAGTCAAGATATGCACCAGCGTTCAAGAAGGTGATCAAGCCTGTTGGAGGAGTTCCTGCTGTGCCTACTGTGTTGTAAGTAGCATTTTTAGCCATTGTTAAACCATCAAGGTCAATTTTGTTGGCGATAGCTGCAACTGCTGGCTTCAAAACACGATCAGAGAACATATCCAAGCTCAATGCCAAGTCCTGAGTTGTGAATTGTGTATCCACATGGAACTGGGTTGAGAGGGTTACAGGAACTGAAGTTTCGTTGAAATCTTCAACATTCAATGCAGGGCCTGTTGTTCCGATAAAACGACCTGGTCTGCGGACATTGACTGTGTTACCAATCTTTGCACCAACTACAGCGAACTGGTCATCATAGTTACGATCTACTTCTGAAGTGAATGTTAATTCGTTTTCCAAAACCATCAACGCTTCGTTGGTGATCTTGCTAATGGTTAATAAAGTATTACTCATTTTCTCTTTTCCTTAAAAGAAATTAGGGTTTACCTGATCTTCCCTGCTTTTCGAGCTGCTTTCCACGCTTGGAAAGACCCATGAAACTCGCCATCCGAGCCAATAGGGGTTTCCATTGCGCTTCCAGTAGCCTTAATAGGACTGAGAGGAGCAGGAGCTTTAGACTTCTGAACAACAGGCTTACTTCTTACGGCTTCTTCTTGAGCAGCTTCCTGCTTTTCAAATCTAGCCTCCAATTTCCCAATCTCTCTAAGCGCTTTTGCTACAGGCAATGCTTGGAATTTCTCAGCTTCTTCGCCATCTAGACTAGCCAAATGATAAAGAATCTCAGGCCCAACATCAGATTCAATAATTGCATCCCTCACTTCATTGCTAACAACGACTTGAGTTGAATCAACTACATCATCAAAATCAGGAAGATTCGGTTTCGCTTTTTCGAGTTTTTCAGACCAAGTCTTGATGACTTTTTGTCTTTCTTCCTCAATCTTGCGATTGGCTTCTTGCTGATCCCTGTCATACAACGCTTTTTCTGCAGACCATTCCGCTAACGCTTTTGCATATTCAAAGGCATCATCAAATTGATCTGCCCTAGGTTCTCTGCCGATTGGACTCTCATCAGCCTGTGGCTGTGGATTAGCCCTACCTTCATATTCCCTAAGTCTAGCTTCCAGCGCTTCTTTCTCAGCTTGTGCCTTGGCAGCGTTTTCTTCCGCCAATTTACGAGCCTTAGTTAGCTCTGAAAACCGCTTTTCGAGTTTAGGATTTTGCTTCCGTTCCTCTGTTGCTTTACCTTCAGGCTCTTGATCGTGTTCACTCTGACCTTCTTCTGCTACTGGCTCTGATTCAGGAGTTTCCTCAACTTCTTCAGCCTCAGTAGGAGCTTCTTCGGTAGCTAAACCCATCCGATTTAAAGTCCATTCGGTTAAATTCTCGCTAGTTACTACATTACCAGCTTGTTTTGCTTCTACTGCTTGTGCTTCTGCCATGAGTTTTCCTCAAGATTTAACCCAATGAACCCATTGGTAGGTTTAAGACAATTCATTTTTACCACTAAAACTTATTTAAAACAATATTATTGCATCGGCTGTTGTGGCATTTGTTCCATAGGAGCTTGTTCAATAGGTTGCTGCATTGGTTGAGGAGCTGCTTGAGCTTCCATCAATGGGTTTTGCCCTTGATCTATATCTGCCTGAGCTTGCATAGCAAAGGCATACTGCTCCTCATTCCTACGATCCAGCTCTGCTTTGATTGCGGAAGTATCCAAATTGGCAATAAGCAAGCGAACAATCGCATCAATTTCAGTCTTATTTTGACTTGTGATTGAGCGAGTATTTTGGTCATTAACCTTAACTTCAGCCATTGTTTCAGTATTGTGAGCCTTTGCTGTAGTTTCCATGAGCTTACGAGTTGTAGCGCCACGCTCTTTAGTTTCAGCAACAGTTTGACCATATTTAAGATCCATAGCCATGCTTTGCATTTGCGCTTGCATATCGGCAACCATTTTCTTAGCCTGAGCCAACTGCATTTGAACTTGTGGCGGAATGTCTGATTTCTCATCAATTTGAGCCAATGGGTTAGCAGCAGCCATGCGATCAGCAATAATCTCAGCGCCTGGGAAGTCCATGTTACGGAAGATCAAATCGCCAGCAGTTTGCATCAGGTTTGGATCAGCAGCAAGCAAAGTCATCATGGCTTCTACTGCTTCGCTTCGCTTAGTAGCAAAGCCAGGGCCTGTATCCATTACAACATCATAGCGACCAACTGAAACATCATTAAGAATCTTTTCAACACCATCTTCAGTTGTAACTCTTTGATTTAGAGTAATAATTTCAGGCTTTTCATCAGCGCCAATAATACGCATTACTCGCTCTGTATCGTAAATCTTAGGGATCAGATCAAGAATGATGCGACCACAATAGGCAATAGAACGAGTCAAATTGTCGTAATAGTGGAAGTTCACCATATCCACTTGTTGTTGCTGACCAGCCAAAGCCTTGCCTGATATATTTCCTTGTGGCAACTGGCTTGGATCATAGATGCCAACTACAGTCATCAAGTCATTAGACATTCCCTGAGTTGCTGTAACGATTCCTGCTGGAGGAGGTTCAGGCTGTAAGCGAGTAGGAGTTGGAGCTGCCCTACCCTCTGTGTCTGTTTGTTTATAGCGCAAAACAGGCAAGGCTTTAATGTTAGCCATTGCCCATTCATTCTCATGCCCTTCATCCTGTCCT